GTCTGCCTATAATTTGCAATTGTTAAGTTGTGTTTGTGAAATTGACGCCGCTGTTAAGTCGGCATGTCGAATTCAACCAGCTGCTATTGTTATTCATGGCAAACCAGGTGTGGGAAAATCTTATATCCTACAACATATTGCTGCTACGCAAAGTAAGGTGATGAATCGTGAGTTTCAACAATCGTTCATCTATCCTCGCAATTGCACATCGCAATATTGGGAAGGATATTTACCCTTTTCTCATCCTATACTCTGGTATTCTGAGTTGGGAGCTAAGGCTGTTGGTTTAGTCAAAACAGCTGGTGATGTTCTAATTGATGAACTCACCTCAGTAGTTAATACTTTACCATTTTCCTGTGATATGGCCTTTGAAGGCAAGGGAAAAGTTTTTGTATTAGCGGAGTTAGTTTTGATTGACACCAATAATGTCAGTTTAAATTTACCACTTCTTGTCAACAACCCTGCTGCTTTTGAGCGCAGGTTTTTGTATGTTGAGCCTATTGTTAAAGAAAAATATAGGCAAGAAGGTTCTTGTTTATTGGACTCTTCCAAGTGTGAAGATGGATCCGATTTTATGGACAGATGGTATTTTAAAGTTGTTTCTAAAGTTCCTGTCTCTGCCACGCACTCTAATGTGATTGAACACTTGAGTGGTGATGAAAAATGTGACGTTCATGCGTTTACAGATTTCCTTGTCACTTATTTTCGAAAGCATTATGCTAAGGGCAAAGATCTTCTTGAAAAGACCCAAGCTGATCGCATTAATACCATTTATGGTTCTATATTAAAGCGTGAAGCTGAAAGTGTGATAGATGTCACAGCTGAAGTAAAGGATTCCGTTGAATTACGTGAGGCCTTTACCTTGGCTAATGTTCTTGATGCTGGCGAAGTTATCGGAATGGGTGTTGGTTTGGATGAACCTCCCTTATTTGATGACGAAAAGTATGCCGCAGGTGAACATTCTATGATATCTTCTGATAGTTTTATGGAAGATGTGCGTGCAAAAATATCTGAAAAGTGTAATATTATTACGCGACCCACTGTTATGAATGTTGTTAATGCTGGTATAGACGTTGTCTCTACTGGAATGCATTTGTTGGGTTGCCATTTGACATACGCTTTTCTATGGGGTATGAATGCTGCATATTCACGTTCTGATTTAAAGCATTCTCGCAAATCAATTTGGCAAATAGGTTATTGGCAAGTTCTTGTTGCTTTTATACTTCCATTCTTTACTGGATGGACTTGGACGTTCTCATTTGTACGCACTGTGTTTTTACATGGTGTTTGGAAGATGATTGAACCCATATGTGACAAGCAAATTGTAGATTTGCAACTTGATAAAGCGGGTAATACGTGTAATTATTACGTTGATTATTTTAAGTATCAAATCGGATTTTGTCCTGATTTTCCTCTATTGTCAGATCCAAAGAGTTATACTGGATCTAAGCGTAGCTTGCTGACGATTGTAGCTGCCATTTGTGCAGCTCTTGTTGGTGCAAAGGTTACCGTAGATGTTATTCGTAGACATTTCCATAAAGATTCTGAGGGATTTTCTAAGTTTTACATTGAAGATGAAAATAATGAGAAAATCAATAAAATAGAAGAGAACGCCCATTGTGGTGGTGCTCTTAAGCGCGTTGAGAATCGTGCTTTAGGATCTTGGAATGTTATACAAACTACTTTTGCCTCAGAATTGCATGAAGGCGATTTGGATAGTGTGTATACACGTATTATGCGTAACGTACGTAGAGTAGAAATTCGCGGTGGCGATTCTCGATCTATGATAGCTTATATCTTTGGTATTAAGGGATCATATGCTTTAATTAATACTCATTCCCTTATGGGTTTGAAGGAATTTGAAGCTAATGTCTCTATGACCGGAGATCCTTTTGCAAAGAATGAAGTTTTTGCAAAGAGTATGATGACTCCAAATTATTATCAACATTTGGGAAATGACTTGACTTTGTTGAGATTGTCTTTTGTACAATTTCTTGATGTTACTAAGTATTTTGTTAAAGATAGCAATTTTCCAAGAGTTGCTAATGCCTACATTGCTGGTGAGCGTGTAGTCGCTAATTATAAGGAGAGTGTCTTGAGATATGATGATCCTTCGGGACCTATCGAAATCAATAGATACTTTAATTATAAATGGGAATCTCATAAAAAAGGTTCTTGTGGAAATCCTCTATTGTTATGTAAGGACTCTGGGTATGTGTTGGCAGGCATTCATTGTGCTGCCGCATCTGGAGTTATGTCCTTTGCCACTGTTATTGATGGACCTCGTGTTCTAATGGCTTTGGAAGACATTGGATTGAGAACCCCTCTTATGGAGGTTGCTTCCGAGGCATTTGATATGTATATGCCTACAGAGGATCCTTTAGCTAAGTCGCCATTTCGTTATGAGAATTTGCAAGGTGCAAATTATTATGGAAAAGTGTTAGGCATTGTAAATGCCCATAATTCCTCTAAACTTAAGCCGACGTTTTTAGTTGAAGAGAAGATGCTTGAGCCCATTTTTGAAAAATATTTTGGAGAACCTGAGAATCATTATGGCAAGCCCATGATGAATCCTGTTCTTCGAGATGGAG